GTCGTTCAGGCTGGTGGTGTACATGTACCGCCACCAGTTCGTCCTGGTCACGCCGTAGACGGTGATCGGGCCGACGATGTACGCGTACGCCTCCCGGCGGGTGATGCCCTCCACCAGCGCCGCCAGGCCGCCCCTGCCGAGCCCGGCCGCGTTCGCGTCCCATAAAAACCGGGCCGCGCCGGCGCTGGCGTTGTGGATGCAGCCGTAAACCTGAGTGTCGTTCGGACTCCGGCTGTACGCGAGGCACTGGCCCTGCGCGGTGTCGATGTGCGGCGTGCTCATCAGCAACAGCACGATCTGCTTGATCTGCGCCTTCACCGACCAGGTACTGCCGTCCGGTGCGGTCACCAGGTCGACGCCGTGCTGGTAGGCCAGCAGGAACGGCGGCCCCACATGCCCGGCCAGGGTCACAGTGTAGGTGGTGTCGACGCCGTTGACGGTGCCGTCGCCCAGCGCGTCATAGGCGAACGGCAGGCCGTACCCGCCGTCGGGCTTGCGCTGCGAGTACACCTTGTTCAGCAGCTGCCGGCCGTAGGCCGTGTCGTACCCGTTCAGCCGCATCTCGGCCTCGAGCGCCCACGCGTACGTGTTCGTGCGCTGGTTGCCGTCGTCGAGCTGCTTGAACTCGTCGAGGGCCTGCACGGCCAGCGCCCGCCACTGCTGCGAGCGGGTGGGTAGATCGTCGGCGGCCGCCCGCGATGGGCATAGAAAAGCCGCGGTGAGGACCGCGGCGAAAAGGGCAGCAGAGCGTCTTCTGGGCAAGGTTTATGCCGCCTCGTAGGTGATGGTGAAGACGAAGAAGTCGGTGTTGACCCACACCACCGGGATCGTGGCCTGGATCTGCGCGTGGTTGGTCGACTCGAAGCCGGTGATCGTGGTCCCACCCGCGCTGATCGAGCTGATGCCGTTGTAGTGCCCGGAGGATGTGCCGGACGTGTCCCGGAAGTAGGCGGCACCGACCTGGTCTCCGGTGCCGCTCGCGGTGACCGGCAGGCTGAACGAGTACCCGCCGGTGCCGAACGTGGTGGTCGACCCGAACACGATCTTGATCTTGACCGTGACGAGTTTACCGACCTGCTTGTACCGGCCGGTGAGCGTGCCGTTGCCCAGGGCGGGCGCCGTGCCGGTGGAGGTCCAGGTAGGTGTGTAGTCCGTCCACGCGGAGGTCAGCGCGCTGATGTCGGTGTCGACGCTGGTGGCGAGGTTCTGGATGTGCTCGTAGACCCGGTCATGCTCGGTGGACGCCGGGTACACGTAGCCGCGACTGGTGGTGGGCATCAGGTGCTCCTCTGCCAGCTGATCGTCATGGTGAAAGCGGCCGACCAACGGCTACGCCCGGCCAGGATCACGTACGGCGAGCCGTCGGACTCGTACACGGCCAGGCCGCCCGCGTTGCCGTCGACGAAGTCCTGCCCCCAGCTGGTCGGGATGGCGAAGCTGTTCGTCGTCTGGCCGCGGCGCAGCGACGGACCGGCGGTCGAGCCGGTCAAGGTGGGTGCACCCCCGGGTCTCGTCTTCTGGGTGACCTGCCGCAGCGTGGTGGCCTGGGCGGCGTTCATCCCGCCGGCGTCGGGGCGGCGCACCTTGATCCGGGCGGACGTGACGGTCACACCGGACAGGGAGCGCGGTTTGTTGCCGTAGAACGCGCAGCCGGTGTGGTTGCCGTTCCCGGCGTACTGGCCCTGGTACACGTCGTCGTTGTCGCTGCGCCACCCACCGGACCGGTAGGAGCGGGTCTCCACCGGCGAGATCACCGTCGTTCCGGTGACCGTCGTCGGTCTCGGCTGCGGCGGCGCCACATTGTTGGGAGTGGTGTCGACCGGCGCGGCCGTGTAGGCGCGGCCGACGGCGAACCACTGCGCCGCGAACAGCACCAGCATCAGCACGTCGCCGGAGGCGACGGTCAGGTCCCGGGCGCACTGCACCGTGACCTCGATGCCGTCGATGACCGCCGTGCAGGTGCTGCCGGACTTCGCCGACGTCGCCGTCGCGAGCCGCGTAGTCGGTTTCCCCGCCTGCCCGCTCACGTCGGCACCCGCCTCAACGTCAACGGCATCCCGGACGCGTCGGGCACATACGGCAGGCCGAGTTTCTCCACTGTGCACAGCACCCCGTCGACGGACACGGCATCACCGGCGACGATGTCCGGCCGTGGCGGGATGACGATGTCGAACGGCTGCTGCGCCTGCCGACGGCGGCGTGCGAGCACCGTGTTCGCGGCGCTGTTGCACTGCGCGACCGTGGTGAGTAGGGGGCTGGCGTAGTAGAACGGCACCGGCAGCGGGTTGGCCGGGCCGCCGTAGCGGCGCGGGCCGGTCGACGCGTCGAACGCGGCGCCCTGGATCTGGCCGCCGTCGGGTGCGGTGCCGCGGGCGACGATTACGTTCGCGAACCCGTCCCGGCTGCTGCTGCCGGTCCGGTTGATGACGACCGCGTTCGCGCCCGTGGAGGACAGAGCCAGGTCAGCGACGGTCGGGTCAGTGTCGGGTTCGACCAGCAGGTACCCCTCGGGTTGGACCTGCGCGACGGCGGGCCACGCGTCGAGGAGCTCGTTGACGGCGCCGAGCCGGTCCTCGTCGTAGTTGACGCCGGCCGGCACGCTGCGATCGGTGAGGGCGGCGTCGACATCGACGGTAAGCGCCGGTTCGATTAGGCCGCGCAGCGTCGAGACGAGGGTGCCGGACGGCTGGTACGGGGAGACGAGGCGGGCCTCGGCGACCAGCCACAGCAGCCCGTACGCCTCCACCGAGACGGTGTCCCCGTTCGCCTCGGACGAGAAGACGACGAACTCGCCGCGCTGCACCCACTCGACCACGCCGTTGGCCAAGCCGACACCGAGCAGCACCCGCAGCCGTTGCCCGTTCGCGGCGAGCGGATGCAGATCGTCACCCTCGGGTGACCAGTTCACGCCGTCCGCCGTGCGGGGCACGGTCAGCGACACCCGTTCCGGGACCTGCTGCGACCGGTCACACTGCTCGCCGCCGGCGTCGATCGGCACGTCGTCGGCGAGCAGCTGCTCATCCAGCCACGACTCGACCCGCACATACTGGCGTTGCGCGCCGGACAGCAGCACCGACAGGGCATCGGCGGACATCGAGATCACGGCGCGGCCCTGCGCGGTGGGCGCCCACGGGTAATCGTCATGGGGTGAAGTCCGCTTGGGCCAGGCCGAGCAGCGTGGAGAACCGGCCGTCATTGGTGATGTCCTGCAGGGTGCCGTTCACGCCGTAGTAGGTGGCGATATCGCCAAGGGTGAACCCGCGGGCCTCGAGAGTGGGCGCCCACCCGGACACCTCGACCACATCCACGGCGATCACCCGCCGCTGGTCGGAGCCGTCCTGCGACCAGCGCCGCTCCGCGGTCTTCAACACCGCGACGTAGCAGTCGACGCCGTCGTAGCCGCCCGCCTGCCGGATCTGCACCGTGTTGCTGGTCGCCGACGCGAGCGCCTCGGTCAGGTTGTCGACCGCCGACGTGGTCTCGACGAAGAACTCGACCGTCGACGTGAACTGACCCAGCGGCCCGGACACGACGATGTTCCGGCCGCCGGCCCGGTACACCGACGAGTTGGTGTCGCGGCCCTTCTCCGGCCAGGACAGGATGACCGTCTCGGCGGCGACCCCACCGACCGCGTCGGAGACGGCCACCTTCCCGCCGGTCAGGGTGTACACGGTCGAGCCGGTGGCGTACTCGGCGAAGCTGTTGACCACCGCCACGTAGCTCACCGCGACCCCGAACGGCAGCTCCGCGTCGACCACCAGGAACGACGGGTCGAGCACGTCGACGCCGGTGCCGCCGCGGAGCAGGGTCCGCTCGCCGGCGACCTGCCGGTACACGGACACGTCGTCGCCGAGGGTTAGCCCGGTGACCGAAATCAGGGTGCGCGGCGGCCACGACGTCTGGGTGGTCACGGCGATCGCGGCGGCCGGCCGGACCAGCAGGGTCAGGCCCTTGGAGATCGCGGTGAGGCCGGTGACGGTGAAGCTGCCGGCGGACAGGTTCGTCGCGGTGGTCTGGATCTGGTAGTCCCACACCTGCGCGGCGTCGTTGCCGGCGGTGACGTTGGTCTCGTCGATCTCGGTGTACCCGGCGATGGTGGCGATGCCGGTGGTGTCGTCCTGCCGCCAGCCGGCGACGATGACGGCGTGGTTGTTGGCGGGGACGGTCAGCGCCGGGTAGGCCAGGTTGACGGCCGTGGAGTTGGTTTGGATGTTGAACGCGATGCCGGCGACGGTCGGTTCGACGCCGCGCCACGTGGCGCACTGGGCGATGTTGTCGTCGCCTGCCACACCACCCGAGAAGGCGACCACCGGGGTCGCCTCGCCCGCGGCGGCGATCTTGCCGTAGACGCGGACGTTTTCGGTGCCGCCGACCAGCGACCAGCCCGACACGCCGGACGGGAACGCCGCCACGTTGCGGATGCTGGTCAGGATCAGGACCAGGTCCCCGGCCTGGGTGGAGGCGTGCAGGGGCGGGGACAGGGTGGCCGAGTTGTTGCCGGACACGGCTGCGCCCGCGCCGATGAACGTGATTGTCATCGGCGGGCCCCGACCCGCCGCCGGTAGTCGGCGCGCCGCCGTTCGGCGAGGGCGACACTGTCGGTGTAGGCGCGGAACGGGCTGCCGTCGAGGAAGATGGTGTTCTCGACGGTGGCGGACAACTGCCGCGGACCGCCGATGCGGTAGCTGCCGCTGCCGGCCGACGCCGACCACATCGTGGTCGCGGCGCCCTTCAGCTGGGTGCCGGAGCCGCCCGGCCCGGACACGTGAATGTCCCCGGTCCGTTTCACGGTGACGTACACCGTCTTGCCGTGCAGCGCATTGAGTTGGGCTTGCAGCGCCGCAATCCGGCCCGCGGCGTCGTGGGTGTTGGCGTTGATCTGGGTGGTCTTCTTGCCCGGGATCAGCCCCAGCTGGGTTGCCAGATTCTTCGCCTGGCTCGCGCTGTACCCGGCCTTCTCGGCCAGTTTGATGAACGCGGCCCGGTTGCGGTTGGCGACCCCTTCCGATGCCGCGCCGACACCGTTGACCTTGACGTAGTTCTGGTAGTTGGTGGCGAGCGCCCCGGCCACGTCTTCGAGGGCCTTGCGGTTGTCGCGGCCCTTCTGCGTGTTCAGGGACAACGCCTTACCGTTGTCTTTGATCTTGGCGGTGGCGTCGGCGATGGCCTGCGCCGCGCTGGTCTGCGACCCGTACAGGGTCCGGTTCGCCGCGTCGAGGTCACGGGCCGCCTGCTCGATGTCGGCGAGGGTCTGCGCCTGCTGGTTGCCGGGTTCGATCGCGGCGACGAACTTGTCGGTGAGGTTGCCGGTGCTGCCCGCGGCGGCGTCGGTCGCCGCCTTCATCGACTCGAGTTTCGCCTTGCCGGAGTCGGACAGGAACCCCAGCTTGTTGGCGACGTCGATGAGGAACCCGAACGCCTCGGTCAGCGCGTTGATGATGCCGCCGACGATGCGGATGGTCGCGGCGATGCCTTCGAACACGATCGAGATGGCCAGGCCGGCTTCGCGGCCGTTGTCGGACAGGCTTTTGAACACGTCCCCGATGGCGTTGCCGACCGAGGCGAAGCCCCGCTTGATCGCGTCGATCACCGGTGCGGCCTTGGCGACCAGCTGGTCGAAGCCTTCGATCACCGGGTCGAGGAAGCCGGTCAGGCCCTCGGTGAGTGGCCGCACGAACTTCGACGCGTTGACGAAGATGTTCCGAAAATGGGGTTCCTGCCGGTCGAACGCGGCGCCGATCGTGTCGATGGCCTTCAGCACCGGGTCGACGAACACGGCGGCGTCGTTGCGCAGGCTGCCGAGCAGATTCTCGCCGAGCGCCTTACCAGCCGACGACACCCGGACGTCGTCCTTGACCAGCATCAAACCGCCGATGACCCCGCCGGCGCCGGCACCGCCGATGATCGCACCGGAGATGGCCGCGCCGATCACCGGTGCGGCGGCGGCGCCGATCCCGGCGAGGATCGGAGCCACCTCCCCCAGCACGCTCATCAGCGACTGTTCCGCCTTCGCAGCGCCGGCCTCCACTCCGGTGAGCTGCTTACGGAACCGGGTCAGGTCACTTAAGGCCCTCTCGGTGTCGAGTTTGATCTCGACGGTGGCCGATTTGAGGGACAGTTCCCGCAGCCTGCGCTCGGTCTTGTCGATTTCACGAAGCGCCTGGCTCGGGTCGGCCTTGAGGTCGATCTTGTTGAGGCCGAGCTTCTTCAGCGATTCGTTGATCCGGTCAGAGGCGCGCCGGAAGTTGCGTTCCGCGGAGGCCACCGCGGAGCCGGTCTTGTCGGACGCGGTCAGATTCGCTTCAACGTCACGGGCCATCGCGGTTCACCCCCTGCGGATCTCGTCGAACGCCCGGTCCAGGGCCCGCTCGGCGGCGTCATGCAGCCGGGTCTCGTCGGTGACCGGTTCGGTGAACCACCCCGGCGGGACCGCCTGGGTATGCCACTGACCGCGGAAGCGGCGGCCCCACGACGGGGCGCGGACCCGGCCACGGTCGATCCGGTCCAGATCCGACTTGTTCTTCACCGACCTGCGGGAGCCTTTGACGATGACGCCGACCCGGCGGCCGGAAGTCTTGACGGACACGGTGATCCGGGCCGCGGCGACCCACGCGTTCAGGCCGCCTTCCTTCGGCAGGATCTCCAGCGCGTGGGCCCGGATCGCCGTGCGCAGCGGCGGCAGCAGCCCGCTCAGCTCCTTACCCATCTCCCGGACCACGACCCGGCGGTCGTCGAACGCGCGCAGCTCCCGCGCGAACTCCTCGAAGCTGACCGCCACCGCGTCACCCCCGGCCGGCTCGTTTGATCGACTCGGCGTGGTCCTCGATAACGTCGATCAGCGTGGCGATGTCCCGGCCGCCCCACGCCTCATTGGAGAGCAGGTCGAAGCCGGCCATGTACGACAGCAGGATCAGCTCTCGCCGGGCGGAACCTTCTGGCCACGCTCCGACGGGCGCGGGCCCTGCTCATCCTCGCCGTCCTCCGCAGCGTCGGGGGCGACGGCCTCGACGCAGTCGACGTTGTTGAACCTTTCCCACGGCTGCCTGTAGTCGCCGCGGCGGAACAGCGCCGACCAGCCGAGGTAACGCATCTGCAGGTGTTGGCGACCCTCCGCGGCGAACGGTTGCGCCTCCCACTTGGCGAGGTCGCGCTGATCCGCGTGTACGTCGTGCTCGGTGCCGTCCTCCATACGGACGGTCATGTGCAGATCGATGGACGGCATTCCGGGACCTCTCGTGAACGGTCGGGGTGGATCAGATGTCGGCGAACACTGGCGTACCGAGGACCGGCATCGACAGATCCACCGTCGCGAACTTGCCCTGCTCCTCGCCGAGCGGCGGGATCATCGCGATCGCCGTGAAGCTCGCCTTCTGGTCGCCGGTGACGTTGTTCGGGCCCATCACCACGCTTATCTGCGTACCCGGCGTCAGGCTGCGCAGGTAGCGGGCCAGGCCGCCCGCCCTGTTGATCTGCAGGCCGGAGATGTCCCACGTGTAGGTCGCCGAGTCCACGTCGGACACGACGCCATCAGGCACGAGCGTGCGCACCTGCTGCAGCGGCTGGTCAGGCACGAGCTGCGACTTGGTGCACTGGTTGGCGTAGTCGGTGCCATCCACGGTGAGCAGGCTGTTCTTAACGACGAATGCACCGGCGGGGGCTGGCATAGCGTTACTCCGTTCGTCCAGTGATCATCAACGCGTACGCGTCGTTGTTGCTCAACTTGAAGACAGCCGGCTGTAGCTGGTCGACGAACATCACCGGCTCAAGCGCCGCGAGCAGCTGCTCGCCGTAGGTGTCCGCCCACTCGTCAGCGCTGACCTCTTCCGACGGCAGCATGATGAGGACCGCCCACGACTCGACGAACGCGAACCCGTCGGCCCGTTCGTTGCCGCGCCACTGCGGCCACGCGTCACCGGGCTTCGGCACCGTCGGCCGCCTGGCGTACCCGGTGTGGTTGGTGACAGTGGACACCGCCGCGGCGATCGCAGCCCGCGTGTCGGCGTTACTCACGATGTCCCCCTACGCTACCAAAAGTCGCAAATAGGGTTTCTCTAGCCTGCGCACCTCAGGGTCCGAGCCCGGCAGGACCGAGCTGCCGACCTCGGCGTCGCCCTGCAGCACCGCGAGCGGGATCGGGCGCATGGCCAGGTTCCGGGCGACGCGGCGCAGCAACGCCTCACGCAGATCGGCCGGGTACTCGGCGGGCACGGCGCAGATCGCGCGCTGCGCGGCCGACTCGGCATCGAGGGCCTGCTGCAACTGGATGTCGGTCCACGAGTGCGGCGCCAGGTAGTCGTCGACCGCGTCCACGTCCGGCATCCCGGCCGCCGCGGTGATGGCCTTCGCGAACGCCGCGAACGTCGCCGCGCCGTACCCGGTGGCCACCGCCCGAGCGACGTGCCGACCGGCGGTCGTCGGCGCATACGCGGTCCGGTAGGCACCGGCGTAGAGCGTGGTCACGGTTGGGGTGGCGGTCGACCCGTCGGGCAGGGTGACAGTGACGACCGGGGCCTGCGCGACGAAGTTGTCGTAGGCGTCGGTGACCAGCACCGTGATCACCCACTCGCCGCCGACCGTCACCTCGACGCTGGTTGAGCTCATCGCCGTCACCGGCATGGCGGGTCACCTCCGGTCGAAAGCGGGGTTGTCGGTCAAACTGACCTCGAGCAGTTCGCCGGCGAGCACCAGGTCGACGCCAGCGTTGAGCGGGTCCGGCTCGAAGGCGTATAGCTCCACGCCGGGCGAGAATCCGAGCGCGCCCACCGCGGCCTGCGCCAGGGCCCGGTCACCGGCCCGGCCTGGGTCGACCCGCACAAGCACGTGCAGGCCGTCGAGCGCCTCCGCGAGGTCGACAGCTCGGCCGAGGCGTTGCGACTGGTCATGGTCGCGGAGCAGTAGCACGCTACTGCCGTAGGTGGGCCAGCCGGGCTGGAACCGATAGCGGCGTCCCGGCCGGAGCCGACCCACCGTCGCCGGCCCGTACGGCACGACCGGGCCGACGATGGTGCGAGCGCAGACATCGACGTCGAGAACGCCCACCCGCTCAGGTCGTCTCGTCGACGCCAGGATCAGCGCTTGGGTGGCGCTGTGCGGGTCGGCTTCGCCGAGGCGGCTTTCGGCTCGTCCTCCGCCGGCGCCACGTCGTAGTGGACGACCAGCGGCGTGAACAAGCCCTCCCGGCCCTCCATGATCGGATGTCCGGCGCGGACCACGATGTGGGGGCCGATGAACACCGGCGCGCCCTCGTGCTCGAACGTGACCGGCTCCTTGCCGACGTACAGGTCAGGCTCTGTCGCCATCGGTGTCCTCCTTGGGTCTCGCGATGATGTACGGCGCGTGCCGGCCGCCCGGCAGTGAAGCCATGAACGGCTCGCTGTCGTAGCCCAGCTCGGCGAGCAGGTCCGTCAGGTCGGACAGCTGGTAGTAGCCGTAAATCGAATGATCTTCGATGAACAGGACCGGCCGGCTACGGGCCAGGGTGTCGCGCATGCCGCGCACTGCGTGCAGGTCCGCGCCCTCGACGTCGAGCTTGATCAGGTCCGGGTCGACGGCGAACAGGACGTCGTCGAGCGGCAGCGCGTCCACGGTGGCGTCATCACCTTCGCCGACCCGGGTGGACCCGCCGGTCACCTTCCCATTCGGATCGGTCAGGGACAGCCGCGTCTGGGAATCCCACGCGGCCATCTCGAGCACGTCCACGTTGTCGACATCATTGAGGGCGATGTGGGCGCGCAGCACCGCGGCGGTCGCCGGGTTCGCCTCCACCGCGACCACCCGCGAGGCCTTCTTCGCCAGGCGCAGCGCCCACCGGCCGACGTGCGCGCCGACGTCGACGAACACACCGCCGTCGGGCAGCAACCCGTCCAGCACCGGCGCCAGCGAGTCCTCGTGGTTGACGGCGATCCAGTCGTCGGTGTGCCCACCCCGCTGGATCCACCGCAGACCGTCGGCCTCACGGGTGGGCAGCGGGATCGTCCCGTGGTTGCGGTTCGGTGGCCGGACCGGCACCGCGCCCGCGTACTGCTCGAGCATCTCCAGCGCCGGCTTCCAGTACTGGGTCATCACGGTGTCCACGTCGTAGCCGACCGCGAACCCGCGGGCCTTCTCCCGCATCCACGGCTCGCGGGCCTGCTTGTACGCCTTCTCCCACGCCTTGCCGATGCTCTTGATGATCGGGGCGTGCCACCACGACTGCGCGAACGGATGCCAGTACGGCTGCGTCTCCACCAGCCACCCGGAACCGCACAACTCCGTACCGGCCGATCCGTCGGTCACCACGACGGGCGTCCCGCACGCCTGCGCCTCGAGGACCGGCAGGCCGAATCCCTCACCCCACGAGCAGTTCGACAGGACGTCGGCGCAGCCCATCAGGGCCGCCACATCCTCCGGGGCATACAGCCCGGTCACCTGCTTGTACTGGTTGGTGAACTGCACCGCGTCCTGGATGCCCAGGTCGTAGACCAGGTTCATCAGGTTCACGCCGCCGGCCGTCTCCAGCAGGCCGTGCACCAGCAGCACCGCGTCGGGGTGCCGCTTGCGGAACTGCGCGAACGCCCACATCTGCTCGCCCCAGCCCTTCCGAGCCGGGGTCTTGTCCTTGTTTGCCGCCACGATCGCGATCACGAACGCGTCCTGGGGAACGTCCAGCATCTCCCTGGCCGCGGCCCGCTCGTCGGCGGTCAGCGGCTTGAACACCTGCGTATCCACGGCGTGCGGCACGTACACCGGCTGCAGGCCGGCCTCGACCAGCTCCCGCTCGCCGTACCGTGACATGGCGATCGGCTGCGCCCCCGACGCCCGGAAGAACTCCAGGTCACTCGGTGGCACCGGATGCGACTGGATCGGCGCCCACACCGCGGTGGCGAAGTCCCGCAGCGGCTTCGGGTCGATCGCCCACGCGTCGTAGAGGACCAGGATCAGGCCCGGGTCGCCGCCGAAGATCATCCGCGCGTGCGGAGCGATCACGTCGTTCGAGTAGGCCGCCATACCCGACGGCAGGACAAGGGTGCCTTCCCAGTCCAGCGGCCGGCCGTCCAGGCCGTTCATCGCCGAGACGACAACCTCGTGGCCGAGATCGGGTAGGCGTTTGGCGAGGATGGCCGTCTGGGTTCCGTAGCCTGAGCCGGCCCAGGGTGCGTTGCTGTGTATGAGGACCCTCATCTAGAACCACCCGCCGCAATCCCCGCCGAGTGGTGGCCATTACCCGCGTTCAGGCCGAACCCCGCGGAGCGCTCCGACGGCTTCGTCTCGTCCCAGAGCTTCTGCGCCCTTTCCACCACGTAGGACAGGTCTGTGCTGTCGTGGTCGACCTCCACATAGTGGCCGCCGCTGTTGATGGTCACCTTCGTCACGACTTGTCACCGGCCTTCCCGACCGCGACGGCGGAGGGCGATGCGGTCGGCGGCGGCACGTCAGCCGCGTCCTTGGACCCGCTGTAGCCGCCGCGCTTAATGTGCGTCGGCGCCGTGTCGGCGTCGACGACCTCGACATGGACGG